GCCAGAGCCTGAGCCTGAGCCAGAGCCTGAGCCTGAGCCAGAGCCAGAGTATATACGCGCAACGGCTACACCGTCACGGCTCGCAGCGCGACGCGCGCGGCATAGGCTATAGACTGACAGCGTATATACGCTGCTCATATATACGTAAGTCGTTGTTTTTTATGGTGATTTGGTACTCTGGCGGGGTTGATTGACGTATAAACGCGATGGCCGGATACGATCCACATATTAAGGTTCCATATATAAATATATATATATACACCCCCACCCCCGTGGGGCGTCATATAAAAAACCGCCTATAGAAAAATTTTTTAATATATTTAAAAGGCGGCCTATAAAATTTTTGGCTCCATAAAAAGGACGCACATAATTGACTAATGCCTGTAGCACGTCTAAACTGCTGTCACGCTTTCTATAAGGTTTACCATGTCGCAAATAAAATGTTTAGACGTATTCGGACACTCAATACAAACTCCAAAACGAGTTAAGATATTTGTCGGTGGTAGGGCGTCTACTAAAACTACGTTCGCAGCAGACTATGTTCTGTCGCGTTTACGTATGGGAAAAATATGGTGCTGCTCGCGTGAGTTTCAAAACTCGCTAGATGAATCAGTACATAGGACGCTGCTAGATGAAGCCGAGCGTTGTGGGTGGACAGACGAGTTTAAAGAATCAAACCGCAAGCTAGTTCATAAATCAGGCGGCTATGCTTTTTACAAAGGTTTAGAACGTAACGTAACTTCATTAAAAGGTGTGTTGCAGGGTTTAGACGGTATATGGATTGAAGAAGGTGAAACGCTAAGTGGTGAATCACTACGAGTGCTAACTGCGTCATTGCGTATGACAGCATTACAAGCCGAGCGGTATTTAAGCGGCGAGAAGACATTGCAAGAATTAGGTATGCCTGAAATTTGGATAACGATGAATCGCCGTTCGCGAGAAGATGCGGTAGCTAAAAAATACCTATCAAGGGCAGAACCTACTTTAGAGGCGTCAGGGTTTTACGAAGACGACACTATTATGGTTACGCAAGCTAACTATAACGACATGCCTGAAAAATGGTGGTTAGGTTCAGGTCTGGAACAAGAACGTAAAGATGATTACGAAAACTTATCTAGGGCAGAGTACAACCATAAATGGAGAGGGCATTATCTTGAAGAAGTCGAAAACTCTATCATACCGCCGGAACATTTTGATGCGTGTATTGACGCGCACAAGAAGCTTAAAATTGAGCCGACAGGCGCAAAAATTATGGCATTCGACCCCAGTGATACTGGTAAAGACTCCACAGGGTATGCGATACGTACCGGAATTTTCTTCTACGACTTTGGCGAGTTTAACGGGGAAAATGGTAATGTGGATACGGGCGAAGGACTTAGACTTGCTAGGCAAGAACGTATTGATTTGTTTGTTTGGGATGGCGACGGCATTGGAGCATTATTACGTGATACCGTAGAACAAGGTTTAGACGGTATCAAATGCGAGACTAGAATGTATCGCGGCTCAGAAACGCCAGACCAGCCTGATTATCCGTATGAAGGGAAATGGGCAGAAGGTACAAAAACTAATAAACAGATGTTTGTAAACAAAAGAGCGCAGTTTTATACTAAGCTAGCTGAAAGAATGTGGCAGACGTATCGAGCAATAGAAATGGGTGAGTATATAGCACCTGATAATATCATCTCTATAAGTTCAGATATTAAGTTATTGGACAAATTACGTTCAGAAGTGTGTAGAATACCCCGTAAGCACAACAATTCTGGCAAAATTCAGCTTATGTCAAAAGATGAAATGTGGCGTAAGCATAAAATTGTGTCACCTAATATGGCAGATTGTTTTGCAATGGCTATGGAAATACCGGAAATCAGCTTGTCTAAACGCAGTACGCCGGTAGTAACTTTTGATTCTTGGTGGGATTAATGAACTATACTAAACTTGACGAAGTAGTAACCATGCTGCGAGATGCGCAGGGTACACAAAGAGACATGCGTAATGCTGTTAGAGAAGCGCACGACTTTGTTGATAAGCGAGATGGTCAGTGGGAACCGGACATTATCACTAGAATGCGTGGAAAACCTAGATACACAGACGATAGAACTAACCCCATTGTCAATCAAATTGCAGGCGAGCTAGAAAATGCCGAATTTTCAATTAAAATTAGACCTGCTGGCGGAGACGCTACAAAATATTTAGCGCAAACACGCGACGGGCTAATTAGGAATATCAGAAATCTGTCTAACGCAGATTCAATTTTTTCACAAGCCGCACGTAAAGTAGTAAAAGGCGGCTTTGCTGCATGGGTTGTAACGCACGATTATTTTAACGAATCATCTTTTGACCAAGATTTAATTGTAGAACCTGTACATGATGCGCACGATAGGGTTTGGCTTGACCCTAATGATTTAACAAATGACGGTTCAGATGCTAAATGGGGTGTGGTACTTCACTACATTACCAAAGATGCTTACGAAGACCAGTTTCCTAAAGGTAAAATGAAATCGCTAGGTACTGATTCGTGGAGCAGTTCCTATTATCACAAACCAGATGCTATTACTATAGGGCATCTATACTACATTAAAGAAGAAGATGCTCAACTGTATCTTATGTCTGACGGTAAAGTTCTGCGGAGCACCGATGAAGGTGTAGAAGACGTATTAGATGATTTATTAAACCAAGGTATAACAATAGAAGATGAACGTGACGTAAAACAAAAAATATGTTGTTTTCGTATGTTTGACGCAGGCGGTTGGCTATCTAGCCCTGAGAAAACAGTATTTGATTGTGTTCCAATTGTCCCAGCCTACGGTAATTTTGAAATCACAGAAGGTAAAATTATATATCGCGGCGTAGTAGAAAAATTAATGGACATGCAAAGAGTCCACAACTACGCAGTATCACGTAATGTAGAAGAAGTAGCGTTAGCACCCCGTAAAAAGATTTTTATGACCCCCTCGCAAGCTAAAGGGCATGAAGACTCTATTCGCAGTATGAATACTAACATGAACCCCGTTCAGTTTTATAATATGGAAGGTAATACGCCGCCACCTTACGAATCGCAAGGCAATCAAGTTAACCCTGCGTTGCAAACTATAATAGGTCAATCCGATGAAGCTATAAGCCGCTCTGCTGGGTTGTTTGCAGCTAATATGGGTGCAAATACGCAACTACAATCAGGCGTTGCCATAGAAAAGCAGATAGACAGAGGGAATAACGGTACTTCAGTGTATTTTGAAGCTATGGAAGTTGCCATATGTAGAACAGGTGTAATTCTTAACACCGCCATACCTGTTGTTTATGATGCAACTCGGCAGGTTCGTATACTGCGTGAAGACGGCGCTATTGAAATGGCTATTATGAATCAAGTCGTAGTAGACCAACAAACTGGCGAACAGTTTTTATTAAACGACCTAAGCCAAGGTAAATATGATGTAGTGTGCGATATTGGCGCTTCGTATAAAAATCGCCAGCAAGAATCCTCAGAAATGTTTCTTAGGGCAATGGAACGTGACCCAAGTTTGATACAAACAGCCGGTGATATATGGATGAACAACATAAACGCTGTAGGGTTTGACAAAATAGCTGAAAGGCTACGTGCGCAAGCTATGCAAAACGGTGTTATTCCATTTGACCAAATGACCGAAGAAGAACTGGCAGAAGAAGAAGAACGTTCTCAAGAGCCAGAACAACCTAGTGTTGAACAGATAGCAATGGAAATCGAGCAGATGAAAGCGCAAACAGAGCAGATGCGCGAACAAAACCTTGGACAGCTACACGAAATAAAAATGCAAGAATTACAGGTTAAATATCAACTTGACCAAGAAAAAACTGAAAGTAAGTTAGCCGTAGACTCAGCTAAAATACAACAGACGCAACAGCGTATAGACCAAGAAGGCAGTAAAGTAGCATTGCAAGCCCAGCGTGACCAGTCAGATATGATGATACGTATGATGGAACTGCAAATGAAAGAAATTACTACGCTATCAAATGCGATGGCGCAGATAAAAAATGCCATAGGCGCAGACGTGATAATGTCACCAACAGCGACTCAAGCATACGAGGAATCAGCTATAAATCTTACTGATTCATTAGAAAAGTAGATTTTTTAACCATATAAAGCTAGTATAGTGTTTAAACGTGGTTAGAATATACGTTAATAGTATGGCGACTTGAGCCACAATCAAGGCGACCTGTAAGGGGTAAAAATGTTAGACGAGAATGAAGTAGACCTGCAAAGCGAACCCACAATCGAGCCTTTAGAGGCAGAATTTGAGGAAGTAGTAGAGGCTGCCGATGAACAGCCAGCGGATTCAGAACCCGATAGTGATACCGAACACGAAGAAAAAGCCGGACATACTAATGAACCTACCAATCCTAAAATTGAAGAAAGAATTGGTGAGTTAACTAGAAAACGTCGTGAAGCGGAAAGATTAGCAGACCAGCGGCAGCAAGAACTTGTACGTTTGCAAAGTCATATACTTGACCAGCAAGAACCTAATATTCCTGAGTTACCTGACCCTGATATGGTTAGCGATAGGGAATTTAATGCCGCAGTAATGCAGCGTGACCAAGCGGTTCAGCAACGAGTATCATGGGAACAGCAAAAACAACAATTTTCTCAGCAGCAGCAGTATGGCAATCAACAGCAACAGTTGGCGCAGCAGCAACACATTGCAACAGTAGCTCAAGTTTATACGGAACGTGCCACAAAAATGGGTATTTCTACCGAGCAGCTAACAAAAGCAAGCCAAGTTATAAGCCAAGTAGGTTTAAACGAAGCGGTTGCGATGCACATTTTACAAGATGAAAAAGGCGCAGCTATTACGGCCTATCTTGGAAATAACATCAACGAGTTAATGGAAATTGCATATGCTAGTCCAATACAAGCGGCAATGTATATTGAACAGAAAGTAAAGCCAAAACTGGCTATTACTAATCGTAAATCTAACGCTCCGCGCCCCCCTTCAAAAATAAAAGGTGGGACACCAAGTAAAAGGGATAAATACCCCCTTACTGGTGGCAGGGCAACTTTTGAATAAGGTAATTCATCATGGCTAACAATTTTAACTCCAATACAGTCGAAGACCTAGCACGAATCTTTCTAGAAAAATTTGAAGCTAGTCGCGTCGTAACTAAAACTATTGACACTCAATTAATCCAAGGTCGGTTTACCCCGCGAACTGGCGGTGAAGTAGCAGTAAAACGTCCTCACGATTACAACGAAATTAGCACCACAAACGGTGATATTTCAGCATCTACTAAATCGGATATTATATCTGGTAAAGCAACTGCTACCGTTCAGAACTACATCACTGTAGCTACTGAGTGGGAAAATATCGAAGAAGCTCTTGAATCTGATCAATTAGACTCAATTCTTGCTCCTATGGCTACTCGCGTTGTTACGTCACTAGAAACACGCCTAGCAGCGTATATGCGTAAGAACTGTAACCTTTCAGTTGGTAATCCTGATAACGCCGTTGATGCGTGGTCTGACGTTGCTTACGCAGGTGCTTTAATGCAATCTATCGGTGTACCGATGGACAATGATATTTCATACCTAATGAACCCGTATACCACTACTGCCCTAGCAGACGCGCAAGCAGGTTTAAACGCTAGCGATTCTCTAGTTAAAACAGCGTGGGAACGCGCACAAATTAGTTCTAGCTTTGGGGGTATGAGAGCAATTGGTTGTAACACATTATCAACTGTTGCAGATAACGCTAACCTTACTGATCGTGCTGGTATTGTTGCTTCTAACCCAATCGTTACATACGTTGGCGCTAAAGACACCATGACTCAAGCAATAGCGGTCTCCGGTATGACTACTGCGGGTGTTATTGCGGCGGGTTCTATTGTTGAAATAACAGGTCGTTACTACCTTAACCAGTCTACTCGTCTACCTTTCGTAGATAATACGGGTTCGCAGGTTAAATTCCGTGGTGTAGTTACAGAAGATGTAACACTATCGGGCGGTGCAGGTACAATTATCATAGCTGGTGCAGGTATAAGCGAAACTAACGGTCAGTACAACAACATTAGTGCGCCTATCGTTACTAATGATGTAATTACTGTACTCGGTACTGCTGGTTACACTGCTCAACCTAACTTGTTTTTCCATAAGCAAGCGTTTGGTATGGCTACTGTTAAGCTACCTAAGTTGTACAGCACTGATACTGTTGCTACTACAGAAGACGGATTTTCAATTCGTGTTTCTAAGTACGCAGACGGTGATGCTAACACGCAGAAAATTCGTTTTGATTTGTTACCAGCATTCGTTACGTTTAATCCTTTCTTCGCTGGATTAGGCTACGGCTCTTAGGTCTCCAAGCAAGTTTGCCCCCTTTTAGGGGGCTTTTTTTAACTGTGAGAGAAACATGAAAAAAATTAAACTGTACAAATCAGAAGGTCGTGAAATAGAAATTAACGACGCCGAAGATGCTGCAAAAACAATGATGTTAGATGGGTGGCGTTTATCTCCTGTGGAAGAAACAAAAGCTAAAGCACCAAGACGAAAAAAACCATTAGCTAAAGAGGTGTAAATTATGGCCGTAACGTTAGCAAAGCAAGCTATTGCAGCAGCACACAAGCTATATAAAGCTAAAAAAGCACTAGACAAAGTTAAAAAAGCTCAAAAAGACGCCGATAAAGCTGCTAAAGCTATTAAAAAAGTTAAATCTAAACCAGTGGATAAAGTAGGTTCTAAGGCAGAGCAGAGTGTTCAAAAAATGAACTCTCAACGTACTAGAGATAGCACAGTTAAAAAAGGCGTAAAGAAAGAGGCTTTAAGAAAAGCCGACGAAGAATTTAAAAAAGTAGGGGCTTTTAAGGGTTTATCTAAGTACCCTGCGCGAGATGTTTCAAATCGTATAAACAACCCTAAACTACAAAATAAGATTAAAGCCAAAAGAACGCAACGCGAACTTAAATCTATAGAAAAACGCCGGAAGCGAGAAAATAAAACAAGCTCCGGTACAAAGTATACTGTGGAGTAAATTATGAAATCTTATGATTACGGTGTATCAGGGTTAAATGTAGATTTTGAAGATGCTTTAAAAGTCAAATCTAAACGTGATGCAAGTAAAGTTAAAAAGAAAAAAGAAAAAGACGCCATAGAAAAAGCTAAAAAGAAACTAGCCGCCGACGTTAAAAAGAAAATAAAACCCACTAAAAAAGTTAAACTACCTAATTTTTCAGTAGGTACGTTGGAGTAAAACCATGCCAGAAACAGCGGGAGCAATTATTCGTGACGCTTTAACTGAACTTACGGTACAAGCGCAAGAACAGACTCTACCAGCAGTTGATTTAAACACTGGCATACGGTATTTAAACAGGATGATGGCGGCATATGACGCTGTGGGTGTAAAATTAGGCTATACTAAAGTTAATTCACCTAATGACGTTGTAACAGTTCCAGAAGGTGTTAATGAGGGTATGGTGTTTAATTTAGCTATGCGACTTGCAAGCGGTTATGACATCCCTGTTAGCCAATCTTTAGTTAGGTCAGCTAATGAATCCTTAAAAACAATGGAAATAATAGGCGTTAAAATTGGAAACTCCAATTTTGGCGGTACTTTACCAATAGGCAGCGGAAACGAAGGGTCAAGCGGTAGCTATTTAAGAAACCCGTTTTATCCAGACTGTTGCGAAGATACTAATGAGTGCTAAAAATGGGCTGTAAAACTATACCTGAACAACTAGCGGTAGCTTTAGGAAAAAGCACCGTAAATAACTCGGATACTTTCCCCGTTGTTACAAATGACACGCTTTATAGGGTGACTATTGGTGATTTATCTACTTCTTTAGGGCTTACTGGCGCTATAACAGGTTTAAACGCTGGCGGAGCAACTCCGGTACTTACAGGTGTATCACCAAATTACAGTATTAGGGGTGTAGTAGGGGAGCAAGGTATCAGTACCAGCGTAAACCCCAGCGGTTCTATAACTCTATCAGGCCAGTTTAATAATGCCGGTAATACAAATGATGGCGCGGAGATTATTAAAAACCGTACAGCCGCAGTTATTGAGTTTAGACGTCTTTTTGCAGGACGAGGAATATCCATAACTCAAGAATCCGATAAAATTATAATTGATAACTCAGAAGTTTCTTTAGCTAACAATACAAGAATAATCAGCACGCTGTCAGATTTCCCAACCCCCGTAACTGGCGTTATAACGCTGCAAGACAATATCAATTATTTTTTAACCGCCAACATTTCAACAAGCAACAGGTTTGTGCTTGGCACTAACACTGTTGTAAGTGCAGCCGATAGTTTTAATACTACATTAACGTACACTGGAACGGGTGACATGTTCACGTTTTCCAACGGTCTTGCGGGCGTTAAAGAAATTGGAATTAATTGCGCAAACGGTACTTTTTTAAATACTGCCGCAGTAGCAACGGGTAATTTATTGCTAAGATGGATTTTGTTGTATCAAGTCAAAAATTTAGGTAGCTTAAACTCTCCTGCAACTGGCATTTATAATGTTTTTATCCAGTCACACACAGGCCAAGGGTTTACAGTTGGTGCAGTAACCAATAGACGTTTAAATATAGATTCATTTACTGTGCAATCCACAACAAATGCAACATCAATTTTTGCTGACTTAGGGACTGCAACTTTTACATCTTTAAACATTGCAAACGTTAACATTGCAAGCAGCGTGGCAGGCCAAAAGTTTTTAAAGGGTGCGGCATCTGGCGCTAATTTAGTAGCGGGTGTAATTGGGTTTATTTCTCACAATACAATTATTGGCGGCATGATTGGTTTAGACACTGTAACTGTAAATGATGCAGGTTGGGACTTTCAAAACAACAATAAAATATCTGACACAAGACCAGTTGCGCTGACTTATCTAAGTTCTTCGGCAACTACAGCAATATCAACTGTAAACACTCCGGTCGTCGTTAACGGGTCTTTTACGGCTGTTGAAGCATCTTTGTTCACTACAAATGTAAACGGTAGGATTACGTACAATGGTGTCAGACAACACAATTCAGATATAGCAGCATCAATAACATTTAAAAGTGCTTCAGGCACACATGATTTTACATTTTATACTGCTAAAAACGGTGTGGTTATTTCAGGGTCAGGAGTTATGCAAGAAGTCACCGCAACAACAACTGCAAACGTGTCTTTGATTTGGGATTTACCATTAAATACAAATGATTACGTTGAAATTTGGGTTGAAAATAATGATAATTCTAATAATGCTACGATTGAAAATATAGTTTATAGGATCAAATAAATGGCTAACGTTACGATTGACGTGGGGAACGGATACTACGAATCAGATTCATTGCCGTTTGCTAATCAACGATGTGTCAATCTTTACCCTAACTACCCGCAAGCTCCTGCGTTATCAAGCACTAGTTTATTTGAAGTGCAAGGTATTGAAGAAGTGTTAACGACTAGTCGTAATGCAGCAGATTCAAATCGAGGGTCGTGGGTATTTAATGCGGTTCCTTTTTTTGTTAATGGAGATTTTCTATATCGTTTAGACCGCTCAGTAGGTTTTGGTGGCGCAGTTAGCTATAAAATAGTAACTTTAGGGGAAATAGAAGGTACGGGCGCGGTTTCTATGTCCGATAACGGGCGTCAATTAATAATTATAGACAGCGAAGGTAATGGACATATATACCAACCTACCGCAAATCCTCAATTACAAAGTATTACTGACGCAGGGTTTCAAGCTAACGGTATTCCTAAACGTGTCGTATTTATAGATTCATATTTTGTAGTTACTACAAACCAGAAAAAAGCTATTATTTCCGCTCCTAACGACGGCACTGATTGGAACGCGCTTGATTTTATAAGCGCCGAAGCTGACCCTGACGAAATAGTAGCGCCATTTGTATTTAAAAATCAACTATATTTATTAGGTGCCGAAACTACAGAAACCTACCGTAATATAGGTGGAGCGGGCGTTCCTTTCCAGCGTATAAACGGGTTTGTTTTATCTCAGGGTTGTATAGCTCCAAATTCTGTACAGTCAATAGGTAATAAAGTTTTATGGGTTGGCAATGGGGCTAATGAACAGCCTGTAATATGGTTGTTTAATGGTTCAGAACCCCAAAAAATAAGCTCCACAGCTATAGATACTAAAATACATGAGTTATCGGAAGAAGAAGTTTCTAATATATATAGTTGGTCATATTCTTTACGGGGGCATGAATTTATAGCTTTTACAGCTAGTAATTGGACTTTTATATTTGATACGGCTACAACTAAATGGCATGAAAGGGAAAGTGAAACTAGGGATACTAGAGGATTTAGAATAACAAAACCATGCCGTATTCGTACAGTCGTAAGTGCGTATAATGAATTGCTTGTAGGTGATTCTGAAGATGGGCGGATAGGTTTAATAAAAGCAGGCGTTTACAAAGAATATGACGAGCCGTTAATTAGCTTTTTTACTACGTCGCCACTGTATGATATGGGGAATAGCTTTAGCCTACCTAGCATAGAAGTTTTATGCGATTCTGGAGTTGGAAATTCTGATGCGCCTAACCCTGAAATTAGATTAGAAGTTAGTAGGGACGGGGCGGTATTTGAAAACCCTAGAACGCGCTATCTAGGTGCTGTAGGCGATAGAAAAATACGCCAGATATGGTATAAAAACGGGCGTGTAAGCAGGTATTGCATATTTAAAGTTACAGTTAGCGACTTTGTAAAAAGACGTTTTTTTGGCATGGAACTTACGTATAAACGGGGGCTTGGTAGTGGGCAAGGTTAGCGGTTTACCAAAGACACGTATTTTTTTTGATGATTACGGGCTTTTAAATACTGAAGGGCGTGTAGCACAAGAAGAAATAGAAGCTAGAATCCCAATTACCGGAGATGGAACTCCAGAAGCTATAATAGAAGCTGAAGCTGGCGCTACATATTATGATTTATCCGCCGGCACAGGCGCTATAATATACATAAAAACGGCGCAAGCCGTAAACGGTGATAGGACAAAAGGATGGATATTAGCGTAGAACGTATTTTTGATAAAGAAACTATAACAAAGTGCATAATACCATTATTTGATGATATCGTTGAAGATGGTACAGGCATAAACGCTTTAGACGGTTATGTTGACGTGTTAAAAGATTTGTGGGTTTCTATACACGCAGGGGTTGAGTTAGTAGGTGTTGTACAATTTAAACCCTACAACAGAACTATGTTAGAAATTCACCCGTTTATACAAAAGCCATTTAGAAAATATAGTGAAAAAGCTGGAAAAGCGTCTTTAAAGTATGCTAGCACTCACGCGCCTAAAATGTATAATAGCATCATAACTAACATACCGGCGTCTAAACGCTACGCTTCCTTATTTGCACGTAAAATAGGGTTTAAAGAAATAGGCCGTTATAAAAACGGGTTTTTTAAAGATGAGGCGCACTGCGACATGGTGTTGTTTCAACGAGGTATATTCTAATGAGTGCAATAACAGACGCAGTTTTTGGGGGTAGCGCAAAAGACGCTTCTAAAGCGCAAATAGCAGCAACCGAAAAAGGTATGGTAGAGTATAAAAAAGGTATTGCGGACGCAAAAACCGACATTAATAAATACTCTGGACAAGCTACTGATTCTCGATTACAGCGGACGCAACAAGCTTTTGATGTTATGGGGCAGGGGTTTACCCCCGCTTTAGATACTATGAATCAAGGCAGTATGCAAGCCCAGCAAACTTTATCTGGGGCAGCGCCACAAATGCAAAATGCTATTCTCGGTAACGCTGTAGACTACAGTAGTTTACAGCCACAAGGGATAAACTTTGACGCACAATCGTTTTTAGGTGGTATGCCTAGCGTGTACGACCCAAACGCAAATTCTACTCAGCAGGAATCAACTGCAACGCAACCAACTGCAACTCAACCACCGCCAAATTATGACATTTTTAATACTGGAAATGGTATATCATCACCATATTTAAATAATATTTTAAATCCTTCTCAACCTGCAAATTACCAAGAAATAATATCCAGCGGGGGTAATGCAATGGGTGGCGGAATGAGTGGGGGCGGAATGGGCGGAGGTGGCGGTGGCGGTGGTGGTGGAATGGGTGGTGGAATGGGTGGTGGAAGTTCTCTTGATGGGTATCGTGGAAATTACGGTTCATTGCAACCAAGCACATTACCGTATAACCCAACAACGTTTACCGCACGATAATTAAACGACTTATTAGGATAAAACTATGCCTGCATTACCCCGAAGAAACCGTCCCGTTACGGGTGGGCTTCAAACGCTACCCATGGAGGGGCAAACTATGCCTTCACCAACAAATATGATGCGCCAGCCTAACCAAATGCCGTCACGTATGGCTTCAGATATACGAACTGCTCAAATTAGCTCTCAACCGCCAGTTACAAGTAAACGCTCACCGTACATGAGTCCTGATTATAATCCTAATAGCGGAATGCAAAATGACGCAAATTTAAACAGACCACAAATTGGGCAGCAATTTCCAAAGGGTGGGATGCAAAATGACGCAAGATGGCACGAGTATTTAAACAGGCCACAAATTGGAAGTGGTGGTCAAGATGCGTTAATTCAACAAGAAACTTCACAATATCCATTAAACCCAAACCCAACGCAATTACCGCCAGTTGGCACTGTTTATGATCCTTCTAATCAATTCCAGCAATCTCCAAATTATGCTGATTTGCCGCGCGTGGGTAGCGCCCCCCCTGCGCAGTTCCAGCAATCTCCAAATTATGCTGATTTACCAATTTCTAGAAGCCCAATAGCTCAAACTCAACCGCAGCCTACTCAGCAATATGGGCTAGGCGGTAGTGAAGCCGCGTTACAGGGCGCTTTAGGTGGGGGTTTAAACATACTACAACAAACTACGGGCGACGCATTAGGACAGCTTGGTGGTGCTAACAACCAAATAAATAATTACTTAGGTCAAGGGCAGCAAACTATTCAAAACGGTTTAAACCAAGGACGTAACGATATTACTGGCGCGTTTGGGCAATCTCAACAAATGTTAGGCCGAGGGTACACCACTTTAGGGCAAGCAGGGCAGACGGGATCGGGGCAGATACAATCTGGCGTAGACCAAGGCATGGGGGCATTAGGACAAGGAGTTGGCGCTCTAAGTCAAGCAGGGCAATTTGCTCAAGGGGCTTTAAATGACGCAGGGCAACAAGGAATGGGAACTATAGGGCAAGGTTTAAACCAAGCTAGGAACGATATAGGGCAAGGCGTAGGAGCTTTAGGACAGGCTGGCGGACAGGCTCAAAATTACTTAACTAATGCTTCTGGTCAAGGTTTTGGACAATTATCGTTAGCTAATCAACAACTATCGCAGCGTTTAAACGCTGGCGGTCAAATGGCACAAGACGCAACAAATCAAGGTTTAGGGCAGTTAGGTAACGCTAATACGGCTTTACAACAGGCGGGCGGTCAGGGTGTAAATGCGTTAGGCCAGTCGCAGCAGCAAGCGCAAAGTATGGTAGCGCAAGGACAAAACCAACTATCCAGCGGTGCTGCTCAAGCCAATAAACAGTTACAAGCAGCAGGGCAAGCTGGTACAGCACAATTTGAAAATGCGCAGCGATTATTATCAGGCTCTCAACAAGCTGTGCAGTCGCAACTTGCAAACGCGCAAGGGCAAGCAGGCCAGCAATTACAACAAGGCGCATCCACTATAACAGCGGGAGCATTGGAAGGGCAAGGGCAATTATCTCAAGCGCAGCAGCAAGCCGCAGCACAGTTAGGGCAGGGGCAGGCGGTTATAAATCAAGCAACGCAAACAGGTTTAAACGCTATACAAAGCGGTTCGCAGCTAGCTCAGAATCAGCTAGGGCAAGGACAGCAAGCTATAACTCAAGGCCAACAACAAGGCCAACAATCATTGCAGCAGGGTGCGCAAGCTATAACTAGTGGGCAAGAACAAGCGCTAAACCAGTTAAACCAAGGGTTTGACCAAGCACGTCAAGATGTTGACCCCTATACGCAAGGCGGTTCGCAAGCTAACCAGCAACAGGCAGCTTTATCAGGTGCTTTAGGTGGTGACGCTCAGAAACAAGCTATGGACGCCACACTTAATTCTCCAGAATTTGATTTTATTCGTGAACAGGGTAGGAGAGAATTATTAGCTAACGCAGCCGCTACAGGTGGCTTAGGGGGTGGTGAAGTACAGCGGGATTTAGCCAGATTTGGGCAAGGGCTTGCATCTCAACAATTAGGGGCGTCGTTTGGCCGTCTAGGAAGTGTTGCAGGACGCGGGCAGCAAGCCGCTTCACAATTAGCCGGCTTATCAGGACAGCAAGGGCAAGCGGCATCTGGGCTTATAGG